GCGGCCCCGTAACTGCCGCCAGAGCAAGCGCAACGTCATGCCCTGCGTATGCGGCCATGCAAAGGATGATCGTGCCAGCAGCGAGCGCAGAGGTGGCTATGATGAGCGAGACGCGCTTGACCGATGGATTGCCGGTGCTGCCGCTCTCGACGATGCGAGCAATCCACGAAATCAGTCTGTTCATTGCAGCCCCGCCAGCGTTCCGCGCTTGTTGATGGTCAGTGTCTGCCGACGCGATGGCTTGCCAGGTTCAGCGAACCCGATATGCACCCAGCTACCAAACTCGTGAATGAGTTGATCGAACTCGATGCCGCTGGCCAGAATTGCCTTGGCTACGGCGAGCGGATTTCCGTAGCCGGGGCACGTGAAATCTACGGCCAGTCCTTGCATGTGCGCTGACGTCTTGCTGCCGCGAACCAGTGCATTTACTTCGGCATTTCTGTAGCCGCTCGACACTAGCACCGGATGCCCGAGCATCTCGCGAATTGCATCCATTTTTTCAGCAGTGCTTCGTAAATTATCAAGCTGCTTTCCGAACGGGATGTTTTTCAGGCCGCGCCGTGCTGCTGATTGTGATACGGTCATCTCAGAGAGAGCGAAGTATTTCGATAGCTGCGTCATTTCCCCGCCTCGCTTGGCATGATGCCGAGCTTAAAAGCCCCGAGAATTACGCCGACCGACAAGACAATCGCCGCTGCTGTTTTTACCAAAGACACCATCACCCCTGCGGATTTCCACGTGTCGACAAGATCGGACACGGATGCTTTTATTTCAGATACGTCTTTCTGCATCTGCTCAATATGCGCCTTCATCAGCGCGATCTCAATGTCTTGATCTGAGTCGTGTCCTGTTCGCGTGGCCATGCGTTCTTCGGGTGTCATGTCAGTCCTTGCAGTACATGCTGTTTGGTTTTTCGTCGTGCCGCCAGCCGAGGCAGTGAGCGACCTCATGCGTCACGCAAGCCGGGTAAACGGATGGCCGGATGATGATGGTGCAGGGGTCGCCCGGATAGGCTACGGCAAGTGCGCCATCCGGCACGCCAGCATCCTGCACGGAGAAGTGTATCGTCACTGCATCACGGTCACGCGCTGGAGTTGGTGCGTCGAAGGTGGACGCGCAGCCGGTCAGCAGCAGTATCAGTCCGAGGAATCGCACAGCATCAACCCCGCATCCGCGATCACCTGCAAGCCATCGGCGTCCTCGGCATAGACGGAGCACAGCGGCTTGACGGCCTCGGCAATGTCCGCGCTGACGAGGCCAGACGAGACGTAGTGTGTCGCCGGGCCGGACGCTGACAGGCCGGTCGTGAAGCCGCCGGCAATGGCGCGTGCTTCTTCGACTTTGCTGGCCGGGACAATCATCGTTGCGTGGATTTCCATTTAGTAGACCCCGCCCATGTTCTTGTTGATGATGCGCTCGACGAGATTGATCTGCGCGTCGTTGCTCGCTGCGCCTCGGATAACTTCGGGGCTGAATACTTCGCCGGAGAAGCGGAGAGAGGTTCCGGCTCTGGCTCCGAAGTAGAGGGGGTTTGTGCTGTAGTTGCCCGTCCCCTGATCTGTAGACGATGTTGCGGATACAGCATTCACGCTCAGCGCGGCCACATCTCCAGCGATATTCCCCACTCCGGTTAGTACGCGAGAAATAGGAGCGGCATGGCCTGCCGTTGTTTGCGTAGAGAGCGCAGTCCCGCGTGATGCGAACGAGAAATTAGCCGCAGCACTTGCCGGAGCGGACAGTACAAATGCGCCGTTAGTTGTCGTTGCGTTCGTGCTCAGCTCGCATATAACCGCCTGCGCCGCGTCACTCGACTTCCGCACTCCAGCCCAAACCGTCATCTTGTTCGTTGCCGAGAAATTCACCGAGGCCGTCTGCAAAAAGTCGTCAATGCCGTCATATTTGATGCGCCGAGGTGCGCCGATGTCGGCGTAGTCGGTGGCTGTGGTGACGCGCTGGTAGGGGTAGGCGGAGTCTAGGGAGAGGCGGAGGTCGGCTTGCGTCACAGTGCCAGCGACAGTAGCAGTCAGAGTGCCAGCCGTGCAGGTAATCGAATGTGTGCCCGCGCTGTACGCGCCGACAGCCGTACCGGACAGCGTTACGGTTCCGGTGCCGGTGAATCGCAGGATATATCCGCCTGCAACGGTCGTCACATTCTGCGTGGCAAGCGTCTCGGAGCCGACAAAGCGATTCACCCGCGCCTCAATCGTAGGCCGGGATGATGACGTGGTTTGGTAGCGGTGGTTGCCGGGGAGTTCTCGTACGGTGAGATTGTCTACAGAAAATACACCACCGCCTGACGAGCACGAAAAGAAAAAATCGTTCGTCCCAGTAGATAACCTGATATAAGACTTCCTGCCTGATGTTGTAGCTATATTTGTATTCCCGCCCCCCGCGTTAAACCGTGGAGTCCCAGAGACATATTCATAATCAAATTCAATCAGATACCATTTACCAGACTCACAAGATGCGCCGGTTGCTGTTGCTGTTCTTGTTGCGGTTGCATTGTAGTTTAACTTACCGCCAGAAATATCTATTTCTGGCTGCAATACCCATCCTGAGGCGTCGACAAACGAGCCATTGCTGACAAGCTCACTCCCCAGCACCAGACCTTTGGACTTGTCCAACTGCAACCCCAGCGGCTGCCCCAGCGTCGTCCACGGAGTCGTGCCCGCTGCGTCTTGAAAGAGCGTCGATTGGTCGTAGAGGTCGTAGAGAGCGCCTTGTTCGCCAGCAGCGAAGAGCGAGCGGGGGTTGAAGCCGCCGTCATCAAACAACAAAAGCATCGCGCTCATGGGTGGCCCCCGATAACTGTTAGCGTCAGGAGGGCGCTCATTACGACACCTTACGGAGCCAGAGAAATCCGGCTACGGCACCTGACGCGGCGGAGCCTAGACCGATGCGCAGAACGGGATTGAAAACAGGATAGTCAGACGGGCGAACACGATACATCCGGTTGCCTTGTACGTTGAACTGAATCTTGCTGTCGAACTCGTCATACAGCGAGAAGAACGTCCCGCCGATTGAGTCAGCGCCGTCAATGCTTGCCGTGTTAGCTGTCAGTGCGCCGATGATCTGAATGCGTGCGACGCAATACTCGCCGGACAGTTCATCTACATAAATGTCGCCGGATGCCGTAGCGCCGCTGTTGATGCTGAACGGCTTTTTGATATAGGGGGTAGCCATGGTGTAGCCCTCTGGTTTGCTGGATTATAACTCAATACTCGATGACAATGATACCGGCAGTGCCGTTGCCACCATCAGGCGTACCAGTTGTGCCGCCAGCACCAGCCGCGCCGACAGCGTAGGCGAGCAGGGCGCCCGGAGTTGTCGTGAAAATCTTAATGGCCGTTCCTCCGCCACCGCCGCCACCAGCATATGAGCTAGAGCCCGCGCCACCGCCACCGCCACCATAACCTGCACCTGCTACGCCGGCTAGCCCGAGGTACGGCGGCTGTCCTCCATGCCCATGCGAAGAATCTCCACCTCCGCCCCTGCTCGCGCCACTCTGGCCAGAGATATTTATATCCCCGCCAGATGCAGTTCCGCCAGCACCCCCCGCGCCGCCACCATTTCCGTCTGCCCCGCCAGCCCCGCCATTGGCTGTCAGAGTCGAGAAGGTAGAATTTCCGCCACTGCTGCCTGTTGCATTTTCAGAGCCGCCGCCACCACCGGCCGCGACACATGTCACCTTTATGCGGTAAACGCCATCCGGCACCGTAAAGTTGCCAGAGCCAGACGTGTAGACCGTCATCGCACCGATGCCGTTATTCCATGGCGCACCAGAGCCTCGCTGCGCGATGGCAGTAGGGTTGTCGTAAAGCGACTGCATGGTAGTGGCGCGAATGATCTTGTCAGCGCCAAGGGATGTTGCTGTCAGTGCGTTGTAGGCTTGTGCGGTCATAGGAGTCGTGTCCCAGGGTCAGTGCCACCTAGCAAGCCGGTAGCAGAGTCTGCAATGAAGGCGTAGCGCAATTTCTCTTGAGCAGTCGCCGTTGTGTATTCGTATCCTTCGGCATAACTATCAGGCGCGATGCGGGCAAATCCAGTTGCAAGCAATTCCTGCCTTGCCACATATCGCACTGTATCACCGCCAGCGTCTTGCTGGATAATACGGACAATAGTCGGCTTAGGCTCGCCATACATATCAACGATTGCCGACGTATCAAGAGTAACAAATTGACCGGTCTTCGCGTCGTCGTCCTTTCGGTCTACGTCAAACTCAACACGAATCGGAACGGCAGAGCGAGCCTGTAGCAATCTATCGGCAATGGCAATCAATTCAGAACGATTGCCTGTGCCATGCCAGCGACCGTTTATGGTGTTGCTGAATACCTGCCCATGCTCGCGGGCCGACTGGCTGCCAACGTCAAGGGTAACGAATCCCTCGCGGTAATTCGTGCCTTCCTTCGCATCTTTTGTCGGGTCGATCTGGCCATACTGAACAAGCAACTGATTAAGCAGCCTGTCGCTATCATCCTGCGCAATCAGACTTCCGGCGATGATGTGGTTGTCATCGGATAGCGTTTCTATCAACTCATCATAATCGAGAGGACGCACCACTTGATAACGTATTTTCGCCGACTCGTTGTCCCACCATAGCGCCCATGTATTCGACTGCGGAATGAGTTCCTTGATTATGCTGGTAACGCCTTCCGGCTTGCATATCAGCCGCGTGACGCGAAACCCTGCAAGCCATGTGTCGTATTCAGATTCCCACGTCGCATAGTCGATGTATGAAGGCGGGACGTTACCGCCTTGCTCTAGCAAAACCTGTAAAACCCTTGGAACTTTCATAGCGGAGAAGTTCGCGCACTTCTGAACGGCAACGCCTGCATCATGCGCTGCGACCGGCGTGACGTAATCGCCAACAGTGCCGCGAGTGCCAACACCAGTCAGCCTCACGCCTCCCGTTATAACTGTCGTTCCGGTGTACGGGATAATCTCGGAGCCAATAAGGACTACAGCAGTAGTCTCATAATCCTCTAAGTCATACTCTGTGGCTGTCCCAGTTGTAATATCAAGCGTTGTAGGAGTGGCCACGGCTGCAAGAGTGGATGTAAGCAGTCCGGTTGATGGTCGAGGCCATTGCGCTCGCTTGTCGTCTGCCAGCTTTAAGGGGTCTTTTGCGATGATGGTTATGCTTTTAGTGCGCCCCCATCCTTTCAGATCCTCTATGATGTAAGTACGCTTTTTAGCATTCGCCCGAGCGAACGGATAATAGCCCTGATACCATTCCAGTTTGCGGCCCTGATAGAATGGAAAGCGCGCACGAAATCGCGGCCAGAACGTGCCACGCTCCAAGGCACTGTAACTACGCTCGTCAAGGTATGGGTCAATTTCTGTATCATCGTGAGGCGCGTCCATCAGATTGACGGTGATCTGCCCACGCTTGCCGAGACTGTTCTCCGGGTCAAGTTGCCCGCTGTCACCCTTGACGTTATCAAGGAACGGGATACAGCCATCCGGCGTATCACTGACTGGCGTACAGAATGAGAATACCTTGTCGGTTTCCGCGTAATTCGTCGGGTCTTGGCAGGTCTGCCATGAGTTGAAGCACTTTTGGTCGCTTGTGCCGTAGATAGCAGACGCGCCGGTTTTGACGTATTCAGCCGGAGCAAAAGGGTTATAGATTACGGAGAATTTTGTCAGCCAGAACGCATCGCCTAGCGACATAAAGAATGGAGCAGACGCAACAATATCAATCTGCGGAGCCCCGGCAGGCCCGCCAGCATCAACTGGCCCTTCAATTAGCACCTGCCACCATGCGCCATCCGCCGTCATTGTGACAGAGTACCCAGCAGGAACTGAGCCATGGGTTCCTGCGCTTATATCGAAATCAAGGCTGAACCCTTGCCATTGCACAGTTATTCCCGTGATGCCATCAGAAAGCGCGCAGAAATAAACTCGCGCATTATCACGCGCCTCATAGGTCAATGGCGATTGCATCCGTACACTAAGCAATGCAAGTGCGGGGGTATCAATTACCTCTATCTTTGCCGCCTCGGTGGCACCAAATGGATAGCTTGCAGGAACGGCAGTGGTAATTGACGCATTAAGAGGGTCAACCATGCCCCATGTCTGTAGCGTCTCGGAGTATGGAATACGGTTTTCTACCAGTGACGCCTCGCACGGGCTAGTGCCATAGACGTTCCCGCAGCCCTCTAGCGTGATGTCGATCACGTCAATGCGCTGGCGTCCCGGCTCAATCTTTAGCGTGTCATAGCTCAATTTCCGGCCCCTCTATGGTGAATGACAGCGCCATGTATTGTGTTGAGCTATAGCTGGCTGATGGCGAATCCTTGCCGCGCATTCCGTAGATCAATTCATCTGCAGAATCCTTCGGATTGAACGCGAAGAACATTCCATTGCGATTCATGAGTCCGCGAACCGTTGGCCAGTTCGTTGTCACCCATGACGGCGATATGGCGTCCATTGATACCGATTGCTTGGCGCTACTGCGGAGTTTCTGGCTCCCGAGAATCTGCCCGCCTTCGCTGAAAGTATTGGTGAACTCATCATCCTGGTTCAGGCTGGCAGGCGCGAATCCGGGAGGAATGCCGCAAGGGAAAGCCGTAGCAGCCCCGCTGCAAATGAACGCGATAACCGGCGAGGTCGTGCCAGTGACAGAAAGGCGCGTCTTTGCCGTACTAACTCCGGTCAGCTTCATCCATGCATAAGGGCCGGCTTTCGTGATGCTGACAGCCGCGCCGAACGATACCCAAGCCGAGCCGTTCCAGTATTCCGGCTCGATGGTTGCGCTGGTGCCGATGTCGCGGACGTAGCAGGCGATGTAGTCGATTGTCTTAGACGACCCGTAGTCGTTTTCAATCGTGTCTGGCAGGCTTGCGCCTTTCCAGCCGGTATAGGTGAGCGGAGTCGATACGGCGGACGCAGTGTAGCCCGTCGCCGTGCTGGATGCGGTCACAGTGCCTGACTGATGCGCGATCAACAGGCGCGGATAGAACCAGTCTGTATTGCTTGAGTCTGTCAGGGTAATCCTGCTCATGCTGTCACCAGTTCCACGCGGCCCATCTTGCCGCCATTGTCGGCCAGAGTCTCGCCGATGCCTTCAATGATCTTCTGAAGGTAGCTGCCGCTTATCATATCATCAGGGCGAATGCCTGTCAGTCGGATATCAACGGATGGCTTGTTAGGTTGCTGGGTAATCAGTCCGCCACCTTGTGTGGAGCCGGAGAATCCGCCGCCAGCCGATACAGCCCCGCCGCCACCGACGTTAGCAACAGAGCCAGAGCCGCCGAACGATTGCGAGCGAATGGCGGAAACGCGAGCCGCACCAGCAGCAATGGCCGCGCCTGCCGCAGCGATACCAAGCGCCGGCCCGATGATGGGAATACCGGCCAGCGATGAGTAGGCTTTCTGTGCGCCTTCATAGGTAGAGAGAACCGTCTGGCTGATAGCCGCCGCCTTACCGATGTTAAACATCGTTTTAGACCGGCCAGACATCAGGCTAATCAGGTTAGAGAACATACCATCCATAGCAGACTTTCGCGCCTGAGCTTCTGCTTCGGCCAGCATGATTCGCTGCTCAGATGCAACTTGTTCGGCCTGAATATCCTGCTGCCGATACCAATCGCGCATGGAATTGACTTGAGCCTGCGCCTCTCCCTCGCGTTCAAGCCATCCGAGAATATCCTCATCTGTAGGGCCGAGAGGAACAGCAGGAGCCGCTGCCGTTGCTGCCGCCGCGCCAGTCTTAACGCTACCAGGTGCCCCGCTGTCGCCGCCTACGGTTGCCATCGTGGCATGAACCGCCGTCCGCTTGCGCTCCTCTGCCGCCTCGACTGTAGATGCCGATGCCGACCATATAGCATCAATGCGGCTCATAGTGTTACTGGCCACGTTGACGGTATCGTCATAAACCTGACGCATGATGTCGGCCGCGCCCTTGAAGTCGCCGGACAGTGCGGCAACGGTTGCAGCAGCAATGCCGCCGATGCCGTTACCGATTGCCTGCAAGGTAGCGGATGCGGTAACGCCTACAGTTACAACGCCTTTCAGAATTGCAACAACGCCATCCGCAGCGCCTTTCATCTGGTCGCCATTGTCGGCAGTCGCCACAAACTCATTGCCAAGATTATTCAGGGATGGCAACAGCCCTTTCATGATCTCGTTGCCGAAACCCTTAGCAGCGCCCTTCAGTACGTCGATGTTATCGTTAAACTGTCCGGCCGCATTGGCAACGTCACCAGTCAGCGTTACGCCAAGCCGATCTGCCTGATCTGTCAGCGCCGTGATACCTTCGCGCCCTTGATTCAGGAATGGCACCATATCCCCGCCAGACCTCCCGAATATGTCCATAGCCATAGCGGACTTCTGCGCGCCGTCCTTCATCGTGCTGAACTTATCAGCAACGTCTAGCATCACGTCGGTGGATTCGCGAAGGCTGCCGTCTGCGTTTGTGTAGGATACGCCGAGCGAATCGAATGCAGCTTGTGCCGACTTCGATCCGTTCGCGGCATCGTACATCGACTTATTCAGGAACTTCATTGAGCCATCAAGTGCATCTGCACCGCCTACGCTGAACTTCATGGCGTAGCCTAGGCGCGTGTATTGCTCGACGGTAATACCAGCAGCCGCAGCGGCTTCACCAGCGGAGTCGGCTGCGTCTATGTTGGCCTTTGTCATCGCCACTACAGCAGTAGCAGCAGCAGCAATCGCAACGCCGGCAGCCGCCGCAACCGATTTAAGGTTGGCAAGCTGCCCCTCTGTTTTCTTGCCGGATTCAGTCAGCCCGTCAAGGTCGCCTTGCGCGCCCTTCGCCTGCGTAGAGTCGACAGCTAGTACAAGCTTCGCGTATTCAGTCATCGTTGCGCCCTCGCGTGTGCCTCGTCTAGCCGTCTGATGCAATCAACCTCGAACGGTGTAAGCCGCTCTCCGGTCATCTGTTGATATGCCGCCATCTCACTGAATGACGCACTCCCTGCGTTCTTCAGGTCTACGAATATCCGCCAGATGTAATCCGTCCCGTCTGGACACTTTGGCGCGTTCTGTATTTCCTTCGGCATCCTGCCTAGTGACTTTGCTACATGCCCGAGCGATTCGCGTCGGCTGATCTTCTGCCCTTTCGGTATGCCATCAAGCCAGAACTGGTGATCTGCATACTTCATCAGGCCATCAATCAGCCCTTCGTAAAATTTCTACGGACAGTGAAAAACGAGTCGACTTGCGCACGGATTGCAGGGCTGTCTGTGTACAGCTTCCGAACGGCATCAGCACTGAATTCAATGTCGTCAATGCCACGCCAGCCGGCAGTGATGGCGACAGTCAGGTCAAGCGCAATGTCCTTGTCATCGTTCGCCTTGTCCATGCGCTTGCGGTTGAACTCTATGGAAGCATCACGGAATGTCTTGGAGTCCACGCCACGAATGCGAAGGAACACGCCTGTAGCCTCGCCAGTAGCAGGGTGCATCACTTCCATTTCCGCGCCTTCTTCATGTGCTGGCGCGGTAAGCAGGTCGTCAAACTTCATGCTGATTCCTCGTTATAGGGTGGCCTTCCGTGGCCGTCAGGTTAGATAGGGTTGCGCGTGATGACTATATTGCTGGCGTCAACGCTGTCATAGATGGCTTGGAAATCCATGCTGATGGTCACGCTGCCTTCTCCGGATACGTCAGGCTGGCCGCTGGTGTACTTCAGCTTGGGAATGTCAATCTTGAACGTGTTGCCGGCTGGGTCAGTTAGCGTGATGTCCAAAGACGATTCCGTCTCGTTCTGGAATTTTGTCAGCATCGCCTGATCTTCGAAATAGACAGTGATGCTGCCGGTCACGTTGCAGCGACCAATAGACGGACGCAGCGTGGTAGCAGAGCCGACAACGAACTGCGGCTCGATGCCGTTTTCCAGCGTAATCTCGGCTTCGGTCACAAGAGCGATTGCAGATCCGCCCTCGTTAATCGTGGCCGTGAAGCTGTCGAACTGGCATTCATCGGTCAGCGTCGAATAGCTGGAGCTAGCGATTGCCGTCTGAGCAATCGACTGATCTTTGCCGACGAATCCGAACGAAATGCCAACCATGCTGTTAGGAGACAGCGAGATAGACATGCTGTTCACTTCGCAGCCGGTATAGCGGACGTATTGCGTGATGTCTTGGAACGCACGCTCAACCGTAAACGAACGGCGCGTGGTGCCGGCCTTCAGGACATCGGTTGACCAAGTGCCGCACAATGCGGCCTGAATCAGGTCGTCATATTCGCCGTAGACCAATTCGCCTTCAATGTCTCCGCCTACCTGCTTGTTGCCATGGCGGAAGCAAGTGATCTGGCGGTCGCCTCGGATTTCTTCGGACTCCACGGAATCTTTGGAAAGCCCAAGATTGCACGAATTGTGACGCAGCGTAGTAAACGCCGGAGTGGTCGGCGTCGTGCCGTAGGTGGATTCAGCGATGACGGCAAGGCGGTGCCGGCTTCCGGATGCAATAGTCATTGTGTCGCCCTCTTGGTACTGTGTCGATTATACCCGATTTTCGCGGGCGGCTTTACTAATCATTGATTCGATGCGCTGGAAGTTCCCGCGCACCATGGCATGAGGCGGGGATTGTGTAGACCACCCCATCTCAAGCCGGTAAATGTACGGCAGGTTATTCGCCAGATACGTCACCTTGCCAGCCCCGCCCGCATTGGCTTGTAGCTCGGCAATCGTTGCGGATTCCGACCTGATATCAAGTTCGCCACTTGCAGGGCTTCCGGTAGTCGTCTGCCAATTCCCGCGTGCCCGTCCCTCATCTACTGGCGTGGACTTAATGACGGCAGAGAACAGTTCAAGCGTCACCATGCGTACCGTCTTATCGAGCGACTCGCCAGCCTTCTCTGCAAAGCGCGCAATGTCAGCCGAGAACGTCATACAGAACGCGCCTCATGAGCATACCAGCCTATGCTGATAATCGTCCTTAGCCATCCGTCCTCATTGCGTGGGCCGGATACGCTGGTGCCGTCAATGCGAACTGTGAAGCTGTTGTATGTCTCGGAATGGCCGCGCTGAAAGTGCGTAGCAATCAAGTCTGCCTGCCCTAGCATGTCGCCCAAGCCGATATTGGTCGGGCACATCAAGTCGATTTGCAGGATGCCGGATTGTCGGTCGAATCCCGTACCCCCAAGCGAGGCCGCGTCATTCTCTGCCGGGAGGAACCAGATTCTCGCATGGTGCTGGCCAGCGGTCGGCGTCTCATCCTTGTTCGGGTAGAAAGTCGTGATACCGAAGTTGCCGGACAGGTATCTTGTCACTAATGCCCCATATATGTCGGCCAGCTTCATTTTCTCACCTGCAATCGGTAAGCGACGGGAGTGCCGGCTGGGCTGATGGGCTCAATGTTCACGATTGCCCATGACTCTGACATAGGCGTTGAGCTAATAAGTGTACCGCCCCAGTCGCGCATATTTGTAACCGGATAGGTGCGCTCGAATTCGACGTAGTTAGATACAATCGTCGCGCTGAACTCATCGCCAGCCGCCACGTTAGAGCCAGCGAATCCGCGAACGTCAATGCCGATTGTGGTAATTCCGTTCATTATTCCGCCAAGTGCCGCGATCACCTGTTTATCGACGTGCGCAGACGCGAAGGCGATGCCAACGTCACCGGATTGGGCATGTACCCATATGCCAATCTGGCCGCCCACTGTCCCGGCGTATGTCGTGCCGTGCAATACGCCATTGACAGTGACCGACCACAGTAGCGACGATTTGTCGAACTTCACGCGGACAGAATCGCCGCCAGCGCTACCCTCGTTAAGAATGACCTCGACGACATCATCATTACCATTGAGCGATGTCACGGAATCTACGCGGAACTCGAAGGCGCGGTAATGGCCATCCCAGCCAGTGATGTCGTAGGTGGAAGTGCTCTTGCCGGAATACTTGGCGAATGCCGAGCCGCCAACCGCTGCCGTCTTTGAAACCGTCTGGCCGGATACGTCGGCATCACTCGGAAGGCCAACCGAGTACCAGGCTCCCGGCTCCATGGCGATGGCATAGCCCGTGAATGGCGAATCCTGCAAGCGGTCGGACATTTCCGGGACGTAGCCGGTAGCCGCGTCAATCGTGAGGAATCGGTCGCCAACCTGTACGCGGGTGCCGTCGATTAGCGCCTTGTTAATCGGCACCTCAACGCCTACTGGCGTGAACTCCGTTGTCGTGCGCGCCGTGTCCTTCCCGGTTACTGGGTTGAAAGTGTCCGTGATGCGCTCAAACGTTACCGTCCTGCCAAACTCTGTGAGTAGCTCGGTTGCGACATCGGCCATGTCATCGTAAAAGGCCATCAGGCACGCACCGCATAGAGGCCGTTTTTCTTGAGCAACAGGTTAATCAGTGCCGTTGCTTCTCGGTCTTTGTTGACCTTGATAGAGCTAACGCTTCCGGCTGCATAGCTAACCGAGACAGCGCCTGATACGACTTTCTGCGTAACCGGCCCTTGTGCGGCGGGCGGGTTGAACGGGTCAATGCCGGCAGCCACTTCAAGAATCACGGCAAGCTGGGCGGACACGACTTGGCGCGGAATCTCGCCGCTCGCCCATGTGAATCCCTCGATCACGACATCATCACGCGGCCATGCAAGCGGCTGGTCACGGGTGACTAGCTCGCCCTTGAATTTGTTTCGGTAGGATTCCAGGTAGGCGGCTGCCTTAATGAGAATGGCATCGGTCGCCGTTGAATCAGCGAGCGTAACGCCACGGTCAGAAGCGTATGCGATAGCATCGGCGCGGGAGACGTAGCTGTTCGCGCCTGTGACAATTGCACCTGTTTCGACAGTCAGCGCCATGGTGTCCCCCGTCAAGTTAAAACAAGGGGGAGGCGAACCTCCCCCCGTTTCAGATCATCAGCCCAGCAGGATTGCTGTGTGTTCCGGCTTGATGTTCTTGACGCCCCATGCCAGTGCCACCTCATAGCGCACCTTGCGGTAGCCAGGGTACATCGACACTTCAAAGGACAGGCCAGTGCGCGGGTCGGTGATGGTCATCACGTCGATGGCCATGTCGCCTTCTTCCGGACGCTGCGGCATACGGGTCGCCAGCACGATGGCCGAGCGGCTGAACGCCATGTTGCGAGCGGCAGTAGCAACAACGGTGATGTTGCGAGCGGCAGCCGACTGGCCCTTGCGCAGGCCTGGGGCCGCGATTGTGATGGTGTCGCCAGCGGCAGGGTTAACGCCAGCGAACGTCACCGAAGTCACGACGTACTGGTTGGTGTCGTTGGCAATGGTGATGATGTCACCAGCAGCAACGACGCCTGTGCCGGCAGTCGCCAGCGGAATCACAGTCTGACCGACAGACAGCACGGCATTGGTCGTGGTGGCACTAGCCATCGCTCCGGCGGTCGGGGTCAGAATCTGGCCAGACTCGCGGATGTCCAACTGTGCGGAGCGGGTCAGGATGCCCTGCTCGGCCAGCGACACAGCATCACGGCCAGTCTGAACACCGAACAGCGTGTGCAGCTTGGCACCGGCTGCCGTATCGACCACCAGTTGCAGGTCGGAACCCGGAGCGCCGTTATCCACCAGGATCTTGCGAGCGTTAGCAGCGCCAGACATGTCGGAAGCGAACGGGGTCGTGGTCGGAGTGCCGATAGCGCGGCTGAACGTGGCGTGCAGGCCAGCAAGGTCAAGCTCGATGTCGTTAACCAGCGTGCGCATGGCCTGCGCAATCTGGTTAGCGCGGATGCCCATGTAGCCTGGGCCGCTGTTCAGGCCGACCTGCTCGTTGCCTTCCCAGGAGAAAGGAACAGCCTTGGACTTGCTGATGGTGATGGCTACATTGCCGATGGTCTGGTCAGCAGCGGCAGGAACAGCCATTGCCGGAGTCGTATCGACCATGGTGTTGCTGGTCGGCGCAACAGGGACTCGGACAGCCTGGCCAACGGCTGCACGGTTGACGGAAGCGTCAACAGTCGAGGCAGGAATAAGGCCGGTCAGTTCGCGGGACACCACGTCGAGCGCGGCATACAGATCGGGGACAAGGTTAGTCAGGGTGTTGCTCATGGTTTGTTACCTCAATTGGTGATGGTGCCGCCAGCCTTGAGATGCTCAGTGCGTTGCACCGCATTCATGCTGTCGAATTGCGCACGGGTTACTGCTTTCTTTGCGGCCCCGCCGCCATTACCACCACCAGAGGCCCCACCCCCGGCTGCCTTGCTTGCTGCAATGATCGGCGCGAACGCCGGATTTGCTGAAAGCTCGGTCTTTAGTTCTTCAATTGTCATGGCCGACGGCTTTCCGTCCGCGCTCATCACAACCGTTACAGGCTGCCCGTCTCTGATTTCCATAGACAGACGCGCCTGAATATGTGGCAATAGTACCGGAGCGGAGCCAGGGATTGCAAGCTCTGCCGCCAGTGTGGTAGCGGTCTGGCCTACAGTCAGCTTCTGTAGCTGCTGCTGGTAGTTCTGGATTTGCGTCTCGTACTCGGTTTTCGTCTTGCCGAACTTCTCGTCGTAGCTCTTGCGAAGCGACTCGACATCTCCCGACTTTGCCAATGCTTCAGCACGTTCGCGCTCTGCGGCTTCCTCGATTTCCTTGGCCTTGCGCTTCGCGGCCTTGGACTCGTCCATCAGTTCGTCAAGCTTCTTTTTCAGGCCGGATACATCAGGCAGGCCGTCAACTTTTAACCGGAACTTCCCGTCCTTTTCCTCATACAGGGAGCGGAGCGGTTCGTCGATGGCGTCAAGGTTATCAGCTTCAAGTTTCAGCATAGCAGTGCCCTCCGGGCGTTTGTGTGGCCACCAGCCACGGTTACAAGCCTGCGCGATTAAACGCGACCGGCTCTAGTTTCTTCATTTCATCCAGCGTCAGCGGCTCGAAGTTACGCCCTAGCTGTAGTTCTTGGAATCGTTGCGCGGATAGCCCGCCATCCCGCAGCAGTTTGGCTTTGACTGGCCCCATGGCCTCATTCTGGAATGAGGGCAGCTGCGTCTTTAGCCATTCGTAGTAGGACAGGTTTGCCGATACCGGGCCGCGATACGCCGAACGGGTAGCGCCTTCCCGCAGCGTCTCGCGGATGTATTTGTTGCTGATGACGGGCGCAACGCTAGACCGGCAATTAGGGTGAAGCGGCGGAAGCGGCCCTTTGCCGATTTCAAACTCTCGCGAATCCAAAGCCTGGCATTGCGGCGTTGTTCTGGCGTCTAGGGTTGATACCCACTCATAACGCGCCACGATGTCGGCGTTCGCGGCATATACTTCATTCCGCGCCACTTGAGCTACGTGCTGGATTGATGTGCGGACAACCGTCTCCGCAGAGCGGCGCGTCACATCAATAATGCCATCCTGGTAGCCGTTCGCTTTCGTGCCTATGATGTCTTTTACAATCTGCTGATTTGTCCGGCCCTCGAAAAAGCCTTGCCTGACCGTATTCTCGATGGCGGTAACTGAGCGGCTAGACCACTCGGAAATGAACGGCTCCAACAGCGTAGCGGTCTTGCCCGATGTCATTGGTCGTGCGATAGCTGCCGCGTATATCTGGTTCGCGGATGGTGTTACGACATCCACGCCCTGAATCAAAACAGCATCAAGCGCCCGCGTCTCGTATCCGCCAGCGAAGTCGGCGTAGTCCTTCATTCCATCGGCCATGGTCTGGCCGGCTTTTCCATATATGGCAGTAAGTTCCGTTCGGATGGTCTGCAACTGTAGCTCAGCGCGGCCGCGCTCCATGTCGGTTAGCTCGCCCTGACTCAATCGGCGACGTATGACATCGGCAGCCTGTTTCAGGAACGCAGTCAGCTTCTTGACCTCGCCAGCCTTGAGACGCTCAAGCATCACCTGCTGCCGTGTGGCTAGCGACGTGATGGCTGTCACAACTCAATACCGCCGGCATTGGTCAGTTCGTCGATTTCTTCTTGCGTGCGCTCGGCCTTGATGAGTCCGGCGCGCTTAAAGTATTCCTGCACGTCTTGCTTCGGGACGGTACCAGACTGCCAAGTGGCGACAAGAGCCGACACCATGGCCGGGTCAAGAGACGGCACGACGTAATCAGTAGACAGTGTAAACGCGCAGTCCCCAGCGCCACCCATGAAGGCTTGCGCCCACTTGAGCGCCAGCGTGTAGGCTTCGGAGACGTTGCTGGCAGAAAGCGAGACAACAGAATGGGATACGGCTTGCTCGCCACTTGCCTGCGTTGCTGTCTTGACAGCCTCGCCAGGGGTAATGAGTCGAGCGCCGAGCGCAATCATACGCTGCTCAAGGTCTGCAAGCTCTTTCTGAATTGCCGTGTCTGCTGTCACCGTGGCGTAGGTGAAATTGCCACCAGCCGGAAGCAGGAACGGGGCGCGGGAGCCTACCACGATGCCGTTCTTTTCAAGCCAGTCGCGCCAGTCTGCGTCAAGGCCCGTGATGACCGGCTGCGGCTGGCCAGCGTAGTACAGCGCGTTGTACCAGTCGGCCCCTAGCTGATAGTGCTTGCGGTTGACAGCAGCAAGATCAAACAGCGGAGCCATGTCGATGCTGCTGTCGTTGTTCACGGCCCCGATGAATGAAAACGGGATGGTCGTCCACGGATTACCGGAAGCATCGAGCGGAATTGATTCGTCCACCACCTCCCAGTATTCCGTAACCTTGTTCTTGCGCCAGAGACGAACCTGGTACACACCATCCAGCCGAAGCTCTCTGAGTTGCCGCACTTCCTCATTGGCGAAGTCGCCGGCCTCGCTGGCCTTCTCTGACAGCACGACAAGAGACAACACGGACTTACCGCCTACGCGAGTATGCTGCCAGTTGATAATGTCCTCGGCGTCATAATGGCAGATGTTCGCCCTGATGATGCCTGACTGCATGTCAGCGACAGAGACAGCGCCTTCCACCTTCGGGAAGTCCACAAGCAAGCCAGCGCGCCCTGTGGTCAGCACGTCCTCAAGGCTTTTTTGTGACTGCTGATAGATGGATAGACCTTTCCCGTCGGCGTCCTCTGCCATGTATGCCAGGTTAGCAGGTACGGTCAGCGATGGCGGCTTGTTGTAGGCCATGCCGATTAGTGACTGACGGGTGCGGCCCACGACGTTCATGTACATTGCGCGCTGCTTGTATCGTGCATAGATGGCATTGAGTTCCTGGCGCGTCTCTCCGCTGGCCACGACAGGATTAGGGAGCAGCTTCTCGCCTGCGCGCTTTACGGCGGCCTCGCCAGCGCAAAGGGTATCGACAGCCTCCCATTCTGGCAGTGCTTCATCGTATTCTGGCCGCTGGTAGGATACGTCTGCCATTAGTAAGCTCTCTTGAGGCTGATTCCGATGGGGGTTGCCGGCTTGATTACTGGCATCTCGAACACAATAGGATATCCGGTCGCGTCATTCTGATGGTCGAATCCGCCAGCCTTGTCCGGCTCGCCGTTCTTGTCGTAAGCCTGTTGTTCCAAGCATGATACAACAGATGGGCATTTTCTGTCATTAACCCACATCTTACCATTGGTCAAGGCCGAATTGACGGACAGGATGCGGTCTTTTACTCGTGGGTTAGTCTGGTTCACCTTGACGATAAAGCCGGCTTGTTTCAGCAGGGATATGTCCGATTCACTGGCGTTTACCGTCTTGCGGCTGTTCCCGCTGGCATCAGGGTAGATAGTTAGCTTATGGCCTGCGTACCGCTCGTTCAGCGTGTCTATCAAGGCTGGCGTGTCATAGATGCCGGTAAGCTCATCTACTGCGTGCCATCCGTTAGGACGCTTGACGTAGACTGTGCTCGCCATCGCCCCGACATTGAAGTCCTGCCCGATGAATAGGGGTTCAAGGTCGCGGATAGTCTCGGTTGACCGGCATCGTTCGCGGTCGTAGGCGTTGTATATCGTCCCTGTTGTCAGGTTGACGAACCGGCCCTCGATGTAGGCGTTAACCAGCGCCTCCGGGTAGGATTCTCTGAGGCTGTCGATGTAGTCAGCCGGCAGGAACGGGTTGGAGTAGCTTGGAGCCTGGACCATGCCATAGGCGTCTGTAGCCTTCGCCACCCATCGCTCGTGACAGAACCTGAAGCCTTCAGGCGTGGTATAAGCGCTGGCTTGATTGAAAGGGTCTGTCACGCCTTTAGGGACTTGCCGGTTTCGTGCGATGACCTGGTTCCATGCGTGACGTGCGTGTTCCTTTTGCAGCGTGTCAAGCTCGTCACAGTGCGCCTTGTAGGACTCATATCCGACAATGCGCTCGGGATTATCAAGCGTCCTGAGAATGAAGTCACCGAACCGTGGGGCGCTGGTGTAGATGATGTTCTCTGACTTGTTGTAGGTATAGCTGATGCCGTGCTGATCTAGCTTGCTGGTGATGCGTGGGGCAGTGATAAGTCGAATCAGGTCATAGGTTGGCGCGTACAGTGCGAGCAGGATATCGGATGACTCGCAGGCATCAATCATGGCCGCGTTAGCCATGGCCTCAGACTTGCCAGCCCCGAAGCCTGCACAGAATAGCCGGTACTTGTGCGGCAGGCTCAGGAATCGGGCTTGCGGCTCAGTTGCCCTGATGTTCAGGGTTCGCACTGATGATCTCGATCTGAATCTTTCCGACGGGTGATTCGCCGATATTGGTGACTTCGGCCTTAACTTCGGTCGGCATTATTTTTGACCAGAGCTTGTAGAACTCTGTTGGCTCTTCCTTTGCCCATGCAATAAGGGATGGTACTCCGCCAAGGCCCTCGAATGCCTCTTGCAGTGCTTCCTTTACGGCCTTTGTTGCCTTGTTCGGGACGCCCTTTTGTCGGCCTATTCCTCTGGCCCCATGCCGCTTAGGCTCCGCACTTCCCCCCACTTTGCGGGAATCTTCACTCACTTGTCAGCCCCTAGCCTTCAAGATACCGGCCCTGCCGGTGATGTCACCATCCTACAATATGCCATTGTCTGATGTAAAGAATAAAAAAGCCGGGTGGTGTCCGGCAAGTCCTGCCGCAGCCCGATTGTTCTGCGGTAGGGT